AACAAGGAACTCGCAGCAACAATCGAACCCGTACAACTATCGGACGCAAGCGACCAGTACCAGTTCTTGTCTACGGAATGCACCCAAAAGATTATGGTAGGCCACAGGGTGACTTCTCCGATGCTTTTGGGTATTAAGGATAACTCTGGACTAGGCAACAACGCAGATGAGCTTAAAACGGCTTCTATTCTGTTTGATAATATCGTTATCCGCCCTTTGCAGGAAATGATTTTGGATGCCATCGAGCAAATCCTTTCATTTAACCAAGCAACTCTAAATATCTATTTCAAGACCTTGCAGCCGTTGGAGTTCAAGGAGGAAATTGTTGCTCCTACGGACGTTGTAGAGGAATCAACAGGAATCGAGGATAGCAGCTTTAGTTTATCTTCTGACGCTACCGATGCTCAACTGGAAGAGGTATTCGACCGCCTTGCCGAGTTTGGCGAGGAGGAGGACTTGGAGAACTGGGACTTGGTAGACGAGCGTCCTGTTGACTACGAGCAAGAGGCGTATTTAGATTCACTGCTAAAATTAGCCAAAACAGGAGACGCATTCCCAAACGCCAAGAGCGAACAGGACGGAGTAAGTAAGGACGGGCGTAAGTACAAGATTCGTTATGCCTACGCTCCCAACTCCGCAAAGCGCAACAGCCGAGACTTCTGCAAAAAGATGGTAAACGCAAAGAAGGTCTACCGCAAGGAGGACATCGAGCGTATGGGCAAGCAGGAGGTTAACGCTGGCTTTGGCCCCCGTGGTGCTGCTAACTACGACATCTGGTTGTACAAAGGTGGCGCACGTTGCCACCACTTCTGGATGCGTAAGACCTACCTAGCAAAGGCCGAAGGCATAACGCCAGATGCTAAAAACCCGAATGCAGACATTTCGGTTAACCAAGCCCGCAAAGCAGGAGTCGACTTACCAAAGAACGACAAGAAGGTCGCTACCCGTCCTGTTGATATGCCAAACGAAGGATTCCTTCCAAAATCTAAAAAGTAATGCCAACTGCGCTTTTTATCAAACGAGAAGATATTGTACGAAATACGGCAATTTCTGGCAACGTAGATACGGACAAGTTTCTGCAATTTATTAAGATTGCTCAACAGATTCACGTCCAGAACTACACGGGAACCAAGCTGTACGACAAAATTTCAAACGAAATCCTAAACGACACCTTGGCAGGCGACTACTTGGCTTTGGTGGTGGACTACATACAGCCGATGCTTATTCACTTCGCAATGACCGAGTACCTGCCATTTGCAGCGTACACCGTTGCCAACGGAGGCGTATTTAAGCATATTAGCGAGAACTCAACAAACGCTGAAAAAATTGAAATCGACTATTTAGTTGAAAAGGAGCGAACGATAGCGCAATACTACGCACAACGCTTTATCGACTATATGGCCTTCCATTCAACCGAATTTCCCGAATACAATGAAAACGTCAACGAGGACATCTACCCAGACCGAGACAACCGAGCGTCTTCGTGGGTGCTATAAGCCGAAACAGGAGAATATAAATAAACTACGCAGTTACTTAAGCAAAGATGGCAAATAATATCGGATGGGGGCAGGTCTACTGCTCAACTGAATGGGGAGACGAGGACTACAACACCCGCAGCTTGGGTTTCGATGGTGTGCCTGCGTGCTTTAATAACGCCTACACCTACGCAGAGGCATACGAGGTTCGTGTGCTTGCGGATAGCGGTATCGTGGAGGGCTTTGAGTGTTTGGAAAATGCTATTGACGAATTAAACTTTAACTAATGGCCAGTTTTTACGAAGATGCTTCTTTGGTTGTTATACCAAGCGGCTACAAGACAAGCAAGATTTACGCAGAGAAGCCGACTGATGGTTCGGGCGATTTGACTTTTACCCGTGCTTCGGGTGCTACCCGTGTGGCTTCTAACGGCCTTATTGAGAAGGTGCGGACTAACTTACTTACCTACTCACAGGATTTTAGCAACGCAGCTTGGATAGTAGATGCTGGTCTTACAAAAACATTAAGCCAAACAGACCCAAATGGAGGAACTACCGCAGCATTATTTAGCGGTACTTCTGGCTCAAATTTAACCGTTGGGCACGCAGTAACTTTGACCGCAAACGTTCCAAATACCATTTCCATTTGGATTAAAGGTTCAGCGAGTGGCTCGGTTTCTTTGCGGATTGACGATTCTGGTGCTGGCCCGCAGTATGACATTAACTATACTACAAGCTGGCAGCGTTTTAGCGTAACGAAAACTGTTGACCAAAGTAGTTGCGTGTTTGTAGTTGGTGGCTATTTTACTTGGGGAGTTGGAGAAAACATTTACCTTGCTTTTGGCCAAGCAGAAACGGGCGATATAGCAACAGACTACATACCCACCACCACCGCAGCCGTAAGCGTTGGGCCAGTGAGCAACGTACCCCGTTTGGACTATTTAGGTAGTACCTGCCCACGTTTAAATTTGGAACCCCAGCGGACGAACGTTATTACATACTCCGAGGACGTTACAACCTGGGGGCAAAACCAAACGCCCGTAGTTACGTTAAATAACGGCACGGCTCCCGATGGGTACCAGGGCGCAGATAAAGTAGTAGTTAATGCAGCGTCCGAGGGCTTTTACAATTTTAGCGGTGGTAACGTAACAAGCGGAACCACCTATACAACCAGCATTTTTATTAAATATATTTCGGGTGCTACCAATTTATACTTTGGCTTTGCTGGTACGGGCTTTGGTGGCGATAACTATAACAGCTTTAATATACAGAACGGAACGGTATCTTCGTCTGCCGCTGGAAACACTTGCTCCGTAGTGAGTTATGGCAATGGCTGGTACCGACTAATTAATACTAAAACCGCTTCCGCTACCAATACGGGCGGGTTTATTTTGTACGGAGTAGGAAGCCCCGAAGTGCAGTATTTTGTCTGGGGCGCACAACTTGAAGCAGGAGCCTACGCCACCAGTTACATTCCAACGCTGGGCGCAAGTGTTACCCGTGTGGCCGATGCTGCCTCAAAGACGGGCATAAGCTCGCTAATTGGGCAGACGGAGGGGACTTTGTATGTTGAAATTGATTTTAATGGTACTGGGTTTGGTACTGAAAATGATTTTTTTATTTACGTTGGTAATGGCTCTAACACAAGTTCAATTTACATAGATTATTACAATAATTTATTTCGCTTTGTCGTATTTACTGGAGGTTCACTAACCGCTTATTTTGATACCGCAACAACCAACGGCACACATAAAATAGCATTGGCATATAAGTCGGGCAGTTACGCTGCCTATAAAAATGGCGTACAAATTGGAGTAGATGCGGCAGCGGCAAACCCGCCAACGTGTTCCATTTTCTCATTAAAGGGCGGTGCAAGTGGCTTTGGTTCAATTACAAATAACACAAAGCAAGCCCTCCTATTTAAGACCCGTCTAACCAACGCCCAACTGGCAGAGTTGACCACGTTATGAGTTCTTGGACTTCATTTGATAAGGTACTGCACTTCGTAGGGGGTGCGGTGCTTTATCTTATTTCGGGTAGTATGCTGGTCGTGCTTGTCGCAGCAGCAGGCAAGGAATTAATAGACGAGATACGCTACGGAGGATTTGACTACAAAGATTTGATTGCAACACTTTTAGGCGGATTATTTATTTACTTACTATGACATTTTCAAAGTACGAGTTTGCTGATTGGGCAACAGCCAAAGCAGCAATCGAAAAAACAACCATCTCACTAGATGGCATCACCGAGACAACGTGGAATACCGACCTCGTAGTGGCTGTTGTAGAGTTGGGGCATATCTGCACCCAATGGGAAACAAACGAGCAAGGAGAGCAGGTCTGCGTAAGCGAGAATCCAAACTATGCCGTTGACATCCTTTGGCAGAATGAGCCGCTTGCCGCCTATGCTGATTCGGTTGTGTGGCCTGCGCCTTGCGGCATTCACATCTTTGCTGGATGGGAGGAAGTTTACGCTGCTGAATACTGCGCTGCCAACCCAGATGCCGCCTATTGCCAACCCCCAGCACCGATAGAAGAATGAAACAAGATAGCACGGGCGCAGTAGCGACAAGTTGGTCTTTGGCTGTTGGTGGCCTTACGATTGCCGAGGTACACCAGATTGCGGGAATGGTCGTAATGCTAACCTCCTTCGTTTACACCTTGTGGCGTTGGAGTCGGGATATTAAGAATGATAGATAGAATTTTTAGAAACCCAAAAACAACCGTTATAGGGCTTATCTTTATTTCGTTTGGAGGTATTCTTGTTTGGTACGAGAAAGCGTCTCTAACGGAGTTTAGTGCGTTCTTAATGGGTGGATTTGCTTTAATAATGAGCAGAGATGGCGAAGGAGCAACAAGCCAAGAAAAAGGCAAAACCAAAACTCGGAAGACACACCAAAAGCCCGAACAAAGGGGTGACGAGTAAGAAGTACCGAGGGCAGGGAAGATAAAGTCCCGCATAAGGGACAACTTGCCGACAAAAGGTGCCATATAAGACACGTTAACTCGGAACCAGTTAGAGTTACTGCATAAAATTTATCAAAAATGAAGCTATCTGAAAATTTCAGTTTGAGCGAGTTCACCGAGACCTCAACAGGTTTACCAAACAAGCCAAACCAAGAAGCGATAACCAATTTGAAATACTTGGTACAATACGTCCTTCAACCAGCACGAAACAAGTTCGGGCCTATTGAAGTTACAAGCGGCTATCGCTCGCCTGCGGTTAATGCAGCGGTTGGGGGCGTGGGAGCAACAAGCGACCACCTATTCGGACGAGCGGCAGACATTAAGCATAAGGACTTGGCTTCTGTATTTGCATTTATACGCAAGCATACGCATTTTAAGCAGCTCATCTGGGAGTTTGGTACAGACGAGCAACCTGCGTGGATTCACGTAAGCTACGACGTTAACAACAATAAAGGAGAAGTATTAAAAGCAATAAAGAAAAATGGGAAAACCAAATACATCCAATTTTGAAAGCTGGCTTAATGAACTCGAAGACGTACCCACACCCCCTGCTTGCTCTATTGATAATCCTAGTTGTGAGTCTTGCTCTGGGTAGTTGCTCTGCCGAATGGCATTTGCGTCAAGCCGTAAAGAAAGGAGCAAACGTCTGGCAAACGAAGTTCGATACCACTATTGTAACTAAAGAGCGGAACCTTTGGGACACGCTTACTCTGAAAGATATTGACACGGTAGTTGTCCAAAAGGATAACATACGTCTAAAAATTGTTAGGAACTTTGATACGGTGCGTATTAAAGCAACTTGCCTACCAGACACCGTACAGGTAACTAAATACATAAAGACCTCTGTAACGGCTCCTAAAAGCCGCAATTACGAAAAGTACCTGATGCTGTTTGCAGTTGGTATGCTGCTAATAGTGTTATTAAGGCGATAGAGGTACTTTATTTGCGTTCTAACGCACTTTCTACCAAAATTGGTACATTGATATACCTTGACTAATAAAATGCGTCTAAACGCAAATTTTCTTTTATTTTTAATTTTAGTCAAGTTTTAACTTTACTTACTAATTAAGTTAATTAGTTGATTAGTTAAGTAAGTTAACTAACTAAGTTGTAAAAAATAAGCATTAGGAGCATACCTCCGACAAGTGTTAATAACTTTTTTGTTTTCAACACTGCAACAACCTAAACAATCCTGCATTAGGTTTGCAATATGGGAACAGATAGAAACACCAAGCGAATGAAATACTTTGCTATCGAGGAAGGTCGTTTGAAGAACGACTACACCAACGCCTTCTTGAATCATTTTGGATTTTGTGACTACAACCTATCTATTGACGAAGCAAGAGACATACGCAAATACAACACCTTCGAGAACGGAACCAAGCACTTCGACAAATGAGCGCACCTAAATACTACAT